TTTTGATTGGCTTGTTATCGATGCTGTTGACTCGGTCGAAACACTATTAACAACCAAGGTTTGTGAACAGCACGGTGTCGACGCAATCAACGACATTGGGTACGGTGTCGGAAAGCAAAGTCTCCGTAAGGAATGGAATAAGTTTCTGGCAGCTTTGAAGTATGTTCGGGATAAGATGGGAAAGAATGTCTTGGTTATTGCACATGACATGGTGATCCCACAGCGAGATCCTGAACATCCCGAATACGACAAACATTACCCAAAGCTTGTTAACAAGGATTTCAGTGAAGCTTTGGTTGAGGTTTGCGATGAAGTGTTTTATTGTTTTGAAGACCTAAGATTCTCAGAGGAGAAGGGAGCGTTCGGAAAAAAGGAAGTTAAGGTCCGAGGTGGAAACGGCGTCCTACTTCGGACAACGGGCAAACCATCCGTTACAGCAAAACGCCGCCTAGAAATGGAAGATGTTATCCCAATGAACTGGGATGTAATCCAAGACGCAATTAACAAAGGGGTAGAATAATGAGTCTTTTTAACGAACTCGATGAAGCTTTGGAAGGCGAAGAAGTTTTTGCTCCGAAGACCAGCTTTAAAAAGCTAGTTCAGGGTGAATACAACTTCAAGGTTGTTGATGCAAAGTTTAATCAGGGTGATGATCGATCCGAAGTTGTTCTGGTAGGCGAAGTCACCGATGAGGGAGAATATAACGGGGTTCGGCATTGGTTCAACCTTACAATCAAAGGGGCTCCTCTTGATTGGATTAATAAAGCCAATGCTAAATACATCAAGCAGATTGCATTGGTGAACGAAAAGAAATGCAATGATATTGATGATCTGCTTGACTCGACCTTTGGGGCAAGACTTGAAGAACGCAAGGGGTATTTGAATCTTCGGCGTATCTTCAAGAATGTTTCCGACCCAGGACCGAAAGAATTCCAAAAGCGTGAATCATCGAGTCAGCAGCCAGTGACAACGATGAGTAAGGTTTCAAATTCCGATCCTTTTTCAAGTTTCTAAGGAGGTAAAACATGGCTAAAAAGAAAGCGGAAGAAAAGAAAGAAGAAGTGGCTCGTGATGATGCTCGATATATCGTGCAGAATCCAAAAGAGAAACGCCTTGTCAATGCTGCTGCCCTTGCTGATGCGATTGATGAACTTCACCCTTGCTTGGTTTACTACCAGGGTAGTGAGCAGAAAGTTCTCATGCGTCAATTCGGTAAGCAGTACAACTTTAGTATCAAGGTTGGTTGATGATAAAGGTTGGGGTAGATCGAACATTATACGAACTGACAATCACTAAGTCAGGCAGAGAAGCTTTCTTAGTGAGCTACTACTGTGATACTGGGCTAGTCCTGAAGGAGTGGCTTTTCCCGAAGAGTAAGTCCTTTAATCAGTGGTGGTCAAGTAGAAGTAGTGTTCCTATCCCAACTTCAGCGAGAGTGGCGGTGGACCTTGCCTGCGTCGGCAAGGTTCGCCCCACCGCTTTTGCCGAATACGAGCAGGATGGTAGATGGCCAAACGTAAAGAAAACAATAGTTGGTGAGTATCCGCCATGTGTTGCTAAATTTCTGCAAGATGTTCTGGATACGTTTGGGGAATTTGAAGTTAAAAAGGTGATTCTATAATGGAAGACATTACTGACCTGCGAAACCTCAAACAATGGGTCTGCTGGGATCGACGCACTGGCCGCAAGCTTCCAATTAACCCTCAAGGTGGGGCGGCAAGCAGCACTGATCCAACAACCTGGGGAACATATGACGAGGCTGTGGAGTGCATGAACCTGAGCGGATATGATGGAATAGGTTTTGTCTTTCGCGAGGGCGATGGGTTAGCTGGCATAGACCTCGACGACTGCATTCTAGGTGATGGATCGTACACACCTATCGCTGAAGAAATGCTTGAACGACTTGAAACATATGCTGAAGTTTCGCCTAGCGGGACTGGCATTAAGTTCATCGGAACATGCCCGTTTGACCGAAAAGGAATAACCAAAGAAAAAATTGAGGTTTACACAGCTAGACGATTTTTCACGATCACAGGAAATGTGATAAACTACACCCAATTAGGGGACATCTCTGAGGTCGTGCAGGAATACTGTTCTGAGGGCTTAAAGCAGAAGTGTGACACTCCAATCGATTGGGACAACGAAGAGGTCTCAGAATCAATCCTGGGCGATGCTAGAGCCTACTTGGAGACTATGAATCCTAGCATCTCTGGCCATAATGGGCACAACGCCCTTTTCAAGGCTTGTTGCCGAATGCTGATAGATTTTAAGCTTCCACCTAAAGTGGCTTACGATCTTATCATGGATGTCTTCAATCCAAAATGTGATCCGCCATGGGGAGACGATGATGTGATACGGAAAATCGGAGAAGTCTTGCGAAAGGAAGATATTAAAAAGCATAAAGATTATGGTCGAATGGAGATGCCAGAGGCGTCGGTCGATGACATTGAAATGAGTACCCTCAATGCGAATTTAATTGCAACTTCCCAGGTTAGTAAAATTCCAGATAACCTGCTCAAGCTTCCCCAAGGCAGTGGGATGGCCGAATTCGCAGAATACATTGAATCGCAGAGTTCAAGGTCAAATCGAGCCCTTGCGGTAACTGGGGCTATTAGTTGGTATAGTGCCTGTTTAGGGCGAGGGGTGATGGATGAAAGCGGAACTAAAACAAATCTTTACACAGTGGTCTTGGCACCTTCTAGCGGTGGCAAGCAAGCCCCTCAAGACTGCATCCGTGCTGTTTTTGATCGCAGCTCGAATCCCAACAAGGTTGCTGGCAAGGTTACAAGTGATGCTGCAATTGGCTCGTTACTTTCGGACACGCCAAGCTTATTATGCCTCTGGGATGAATACGGACTTTTTCTGCAAAAGGCGAAAGGAGGAGTCATGGCGACTATCAATGACACTCTCCTCGACCTCTGGGGTGCAGCTAACTCAAGATATCGCCTTAAGGCCTACGCGGACAAGGAGCGGGATATTATTATCAATCAGCCCTGCTTCTCCTTCTCCGGATATTCAACAGCAGACCATTTTTGGTCGGCTCTCACCAGAATGCAATTACGTGATGGATTTGCAGGACGGATTATGGTCGTTGACACTGGAAAACGCGGAGAGAGAAAAAATCGCAAATTTATGTATCCGCCCCAGCGACTAGTCGACAGGACAAACTTCTGGATCAATCGATTCACAACCTTCGGATCAACTATCGGGATAGAGGACAACCCAGATGCGGAGATCATTCCCGTCTCGGCTGAAGCAGAAAGAGCTTATGATGAATTGTGGGATGTCGTAGAGGGATACACCACTGACGAGGAGCAAGCTATTTGGGGACGGGCTCCAGAGAAGGCAAGGAAGCTCGCTTTAATGCGAGCCCTAGACCGCAGCCCCGATTCTTGGAAAGTCACTGAGGCTGATGCTCGATGGGGAATCGACTGGGCCATCCACACTAGCGAATATGTTCTAACCGAGGGCCGCAAGCGACTAGGTATTGGTGGCTCATTTGAGGCGGTGAAGATGGAGGTGTTTAGCATAATCAAAGACGCTAAAGGAACAATAGGAAAGACTGCTTTACTAAAGCAGATTGGCTGCGATAACAAACTTTACCAAAGTGTGATCGGTACTCTTGTCGAAAGCGGAAGGCTCGAAGAAAAGATTATCGACAGAAAGAAGGTTTTGTTTTTAAATGCATAAGATGATCATAGGTATCGACCCAGGTGTGAACGGTGGTGTAGCTTACTTTCATACTGACTGGATTGCTGTGGAGAAGTTACCACAAACAGGCAATCTGATATTGCAGCAGTTCCGGGAATATACAACAGGTATTAGATCGCATGAAGTTATAGTTTATATCGAAGCGGTTCGAGGACGAGGAGGTTGGGGAGCAACCCAATCTTTTAACTTTGGTCGTGGCGTCGGGAGAATATTAGGGTTAATCGAGGCTTTGGAATGGAAGTATCACGAGGTGATGCCAGCAGCGTGGCAAAAGAGAGTCATCGGGACGACGAGCAAAGGGGACAAGAACATGCTGAAGGAGGCAGCGGAAGAGCTGTATGGATCTTTGGGCAAAACGGGTGGGAAACTCCCGATTACGTTATGGTCGGCGGACGCTTTGTTGATCGCAACTTATGGATCGATAGTGGAGGAGGGCCTGTAGATGGGAAGACTGGACAACAGAACGATTGAACAGTTTAAGTCTCACATAGAGTTTACTACAGCCATAGAAGGCAAGCTAATGGAAGCTTGGTCTAGCTCTAGTAATTCTGGTTGTGAGTGGTATATTGACAACGGTGTAGACAATGGTGGTGGTTACATCCCAGACGGAGTTGACACTTCGGATGTGGACTTCATTGCTAAGATAAACGGGCTTGAGGTTCCACTGGAAATGAAGTTCGTTCCAACATCTGGGAAGTTTACGCTAAAAACAAACGATATGCGTAACTACATTAAAAAGAATGCCACGGTCTTGCTAATCTTCAATCTGTCCGAAAGGTCACTTAAAGTCCCTGCCGATCTTGACATCAAAAAGCATTGGAAAAGGATCGGTGATACATGGAAGAGTGGAGAGCTTAAGTGGGCGTTGGTTGGTCCTGTTACACTTCAGGAAATGTACGAGAACGAGGAACACCACCACATTCCATATATGGGAAACAAAATGGGAATAGTTGTCGGGAAGAACAACTATGGCAAGTATTTCAGATTAAGGAGTTTTAAGTATGCAGGATAATGTCAACCATCCTTCACATTACAACCAGAATTCTGGGTGGGAGGCAATCGATGTCACTGAGCAATTTAATTTCTGCCTGGGAAACGCTCTTAAATACATTATCAGGTGCGACCACAAGGGGAAGCCGATTGAGGATCTCAGAAAGGCTGTATGGTATATCGAGCGTGAAATTAATCGCCGTTCTTCTGCTAACAACTATGACAAGACCTGTGAAATTAGGTCCGGTGCTTTTTAATTAAATCAATCACATCCTCAAACCCAACTGCTACAACTAAGGATTTTAAATGACTCTCAAAAACCTAAGCGACTTCACTTTCCAAAGTAAATACGCTAAATACCTTCCTGATGAACAACGACGCGAGACTTGGGAAGAGTGTGTCATGCGTTCACGAGCAATGATGCTGGAGAAATATAAAAACTACCCAGAGTCTATACCTTTTATTGTCAGGGCATATGACGATGTTTTGTCAAAGAAGGTTCTGCCGTCGATGCGTTCAATGCAATTCGCTGGCGATCCTATCTTTAAGCATAACGCTCGCATGTTCAACTGTGTGGCTTCACATTGCGACCGTGTTGAATTCTTTCGCGAATGCTTTTATCTTTTGCTTTGCGGCTGTGGAACCGGATACAGCGTTCAAGAGCAGCATGTCAGAAAGCTTCCTAAGCTTACCCCGTCAGATAAGATATTACCAATGAAGGTTGTTGACAGCATCGAAGGATGGTCAACAGCTGCTGACCTTTTAATCAAGAGTTACTTCGGCTACAACCAAAAGCCAGAGTTCGACTTCTCAGATATCCGACCTAAAGGTTCGCCATTGTCGGCAGGTGGGAAGGCCCCAGGTCCAGAGCCATTAGTGAAAGCATTACAAAAAGTTGAATTCGTACTGGAGAACGCAGTAAAGAATGAGAAACTACACCCAATTGATTGTTATGATATTGTATGCCACCTTGCTGACGCAGTTATTAGTGGTGGCGTTCGCAGGTCTGCGACGATCTGTGTTTTCTCCCCGCATGATATTGAGATGCTTAAAGCAAAGACAGGCAACTGGTTCGTCGAAAACCCGCAACGTGGACGCAGCAACAATTCCGTCGCACTACTTAGAAATGAAACGACGCGAGAACAGTTCGCTGAGATCATGAGATCAGTCAAAGAGTTTGGCGAACCTGGGTTTGTCTGGATGGATGATTTGGACATGATCGTAAACCCATGCGTTGAAATTGGCATGTATCCAAAATGTCCTCTCACAGGCGAGACGGGATGGCAGGGGTGCAACCTGTCGACAGTCAATGGATCAAAGGTTAAGGATGAATTCGACTTTTACTCGGCGGCTTTCTCGGCGGCGGTCATCGGAACGCTACAGGCTGGGTTTGTCGAGTTCCCATACTTGGGAGCCGCAAGTGAAAACATCTTCGGATATGAAAGCTTACTTGGCGTTTCCATTACGGGTATGCAAGAGAATCCTTCAGTCTTGCTGGATCAGAAGATACAAGAGAACGGTGCGGAAGTTGTTAAGTATGCTAATGGGTTGATAGCTCATATGATCGGCATTAGACCAGCTGCGAGGACTACCTGTGTAAAGCCAGAGGGAACAGCCAGTTGTGTATTAGGGACATCTAGCGGGATCCACCCACACCATTATAAAAGATACATTCGCAGAGTGCAGGCTAACACTCTCGACCCAGTTTATCGGCATTATAAGTTGTTTAATGGCGATTCCTGTGAATCATCAGTATGGTCGGCAAACCAAACAGATGATGTTGTGTCATTCGCAATTGAAACAAAATCAGGGGCAATCACAAAGCGAAAGGTATCGGCAGAGGGCTTGCTCAAGGCGGTTGTTAGCACCCAACAGCACTGGGTCGTCCCAGGTACAAATGAGGATCTTTGCCAGCTAAAAGGAATTACCCATAATGTTAGCAACACAATCAACGTAGAGCCTGAAGAGTGGGATACTGTGGAGGACTTTATCTACGACAATCGGCAGCACCTTTGCGGGGTGTCTCTGCTGTCGGCCACCGGCGATAAAGACTATGCCCAAGCTCCGTTTGCTGCGGTCTACTTGCCATCGCAGATGATGAAACACTACGGCAATGACCCAGTCCTTCATGGGTGGGAGCTATTGAGTGGCATCAACAATGATGGTGAACTGTGGCAATTGTGCCATGATGCCTTGTTTGACTTTAATAAAAACAGGGAGTTTGATGCGAAGTTGCAGGCATTTTCAGACAAGTACAACATTTCACAAAAAGAAGTGACTTATTTGCTAAAGGACCTATGGACATACGATCGATACTGTTCTATAAAGGAAGGAGCAGTTGCGGTTGACTACACGGAGTTGATCGAACTGCAAGATAACACCACACCACAGCAAGAGCTTGCCTGTGCAGGTGGATCTTGTGAAATCTAATGGAGGATGATATGAAAAAGCTTTACGAACTGTCTGGTGGCGAGACATTTAGGCATGGGAATGTGAACTGGAGAGTAGATGAGTTTTTCGGAGATCATCGCGGATGTCGTCCAGCAGGCGATCCTGCTTGCGGGAGTTATGTGCTTTTTCATATTGACGAGGAGGTTATGGTTTATGAGTGGTAAAGAAGTTCTGGCATACACCTTAATGGTGATCATGTCCTTCGCCCTTGGATGTTTAATGTTCGGAGTATAATAATGGATTTTAAGGATACGCTAGAGAAACGCCTGAATGACCCTGAGTTCTGCCGTGCATTGATCGCGGAAATAGGGGATTTAATTGCGGAAAACGAGAAACTTCGTCAGGAGTTGGCACGATATCAGGCGGCTGACGAGTTGGCGAAGCAGGCACAAGATTTGGATATGGGGTATTGACATGAAATTTAAGCTTTTAACAGATAGTGCCGTCCCACCAACTAAAGGACATACGTTTGATGCGGGCTGGGACCTATATGCTGATGAACATATCGCCATCATGCCGGGGACTCGACAGGTGGTCAGCACTGGGTTGGCATTCGATATCCCACAGGGGCACGTTGGCTTAATCTGGCCACGGTCAGGCTTGGCTGCTGATTACGGCATTGATGTCCTGGGAGGTGTGGTGGATAGCGGTTATCAGGGGGAAGTGAAGGTGATTCTGATCAATCATGGGCAGTTCACTTGGACTGCTGCCCCCGGTACTAGAATTGCTCAGGTGGTGTTCCAGCAGGTCATGATGGCTGGGATGTTCCAAGCCTCAGAGTTTTCACATGAGACAACCAGGGGTGACTCTGGTTTCGGATCGACGGGGGTTTAAATGGAATATTTTATAATTTCTGTCGGAACATTCGGGTTACTATTGACTGGGATGGCCGCTCTATGGTATTCTGAGTATCGCAACAGAGTTGAGGTGGAGCATTGGGCGTCCCAGCTTTGGGATGAAAACAATTCACTCCGCATAGAAAAGTCTGAAAACGAGCGTAAGATTGCTCACCTTCGCGAGCAAGTTTTACATCATTTAGCTGAAAAAGGATGGGATAAGGTCTAACCCCTAAAGGGTTTGCGTAAAAATTTAGCATCTCGTGCGTAATTGTTACTCACGGGATGCTATTTTTTGAT